CAACAACAATCAGGGGGAGGTGGCGCTTTGGCCTCCCCCACTAAAATTATCGCTGCCGATGGTAGTGAACAAACCCCTCTCACCCCAAAAAATATTTCTGGGTGGTCTTCGAGAGAATTCAAACTCTTTTTTAACACAGAGATTGAAAATGATTCCCTTTTCAAATATACCACCAAAGGCAACACATGTAAAGTTTCCGTTTATGGAGATAGTTGTGTGTGCCAAGTGTGTGCTGATGAAATGGTTCTCATTGGTCGACTTGTTAGCTTTTGTATCAAGTCCTCTTTAAATCCCAATTTTGAAATTTGTGAACTTCTTCTCTACATGTTTTATCTTGAGAGGGAATACAAAACAAATATTGCTGGTTCATTTCTTGATGAGCTAGATAAATTAAATGTAGCTCGTGACACTGTTTTGTCAGTGCACTTAGAGAAATCATACAATCCTTTTAAAAGATTTTCAACAGTTATTGTTATGCTAAATAAACCTGACGTTGTCGAAAAATCTATCTCCGATGACATCTTTGACACATTTTACTCTTGGGGAATGAGTAAGTTTGTTGAAAAAGCTAAGATGGATAATGACTTGAAAGTCAGTATCACAACAGAGGTTATGACAGCCGTGCAAGAGGAGTGTCTTAAATGGAAAGATAAAATTCTGGAATCAGAAAGAAAATTTCCTCACTTCACCCTTGGTTTAACAAGCACAGTAGGTACTACTATTGGACTTGTTTCACTACATTTGGCTGAAAAGGAGATGCTCTTCACATCCTGCATTTACGGTTACTACCATGTTCTATTAGCCTCAGTTGGTGGAGCTGCTTATTTTGGAGCAGCTGATATGAAGCTTGATGATCAAACACTCGCCATTATTGGAGGTATAAACCTCGCAGTTACTGGAGTTGTGATCCCATGGGCCGTAAGTTCATTTGAGGAAGCCTTGTATGATCAAGAAATGCTTGAAGCTAAACAAGAACACCCAGTTATCCCGGTGTTAGCATCAATTGGTTCTCTTATAACATTAATTTTTGCTAGTGTCGGTATGTTTGGGGGAGGTTTATCTGATGCTCATGATATGCATAAAGCTAATCAAATGATTCGAACTGCTGGGAAAAATCTTGTAGAACAAAGTGGCTACTCAGAGAAACCAAAAATTATTACAGTTGACATGTTGAACAGCTGCGGAGTTTTAACCGTAGAACCTGGCTCTGGAGTTATTTTTGAAACCCCTGTTGCTCTCTATTCAGCGAATGATTTTCTTGATTATTTACAACGCATGTTTACGGTGTATTTTAACGATTATGACAACTGTCCTTATGATATCATTGTAACAACAACAATTGACCATGTCAAGTTTATACCAAAACATGATGTTAACAAAAATATTGGTGTGAATCCAGCTGCTATAGCTCATTGCATTAATTCAATGAGTAAAATTAGAGATGCAAAGATTGATGTTGAAGTCATTGATGATGATGAGCCATCGCAGATTAAATTCGTTAAACTGAATAAAGATGACGTAGAAGCTTTTCAAATTTGTTGCGATTATGATAGTAATATTCCTCGTTATATTGTTAAAGATGATGATCCATGTCGCACTCTCGAACTCAGAGTCGTGAAGAAATTACCAATTTCTTTCACGGACAAGTCTCTTCAAATTGCTTCTTCAGCCATGAATTCTGTTCGTGATTTCATTCGTGAAAGTCCCATCCTTTGTGTCCTTGGAGTTGTTATTACAAGCTCAATTGCTGCGATTCTGTTAGCTTTGTATTACATTCCTCGAAATTACAAAAATGAAACGATCAAGTGGTTGTTACAACGCCGTAAAGAAAAACTCGAAGCCCGTACTAATAGGCAAATTGTGTTAGAAGGCCCCAAAAGTGGCTGTTGTCACACATCGACTTGCCCCATGAAAATAAGTACTGACCCGAATAAAGCGTGTAATACCGCGTGTGGGGGTCATCATTGTACTCATTGGGCTGAATGCAAACCAACAACACTTGAAGGTAAAGGCGACCCAAAAACAATGGGACAACGCATGAAAAAGGCTCAACGAGATCGAGCTGACGAGAATGATAAGTACAATCAATTACAGTACGAAAAGGACTGTCGAGCTCGTCTTTTCGATGGTGAGTACATAAATTCAGAGCGTCGGAAGGCTGAATCAGAAAATAGAAAATTTGATGAAAAAGCGTACGAACAAGCTGTTGAGAGACAGAAAGCTGCAGTTGCCAATGCTTTTATCCATTTTATGAAAACTGGACGAGAGTATAATGCTGCTAAAAGGAAGGCAATCGGTGATCTTATTGATAAAAAGAACGCCATAAAGGAGGACCTCAATGAACGGTCAACCTATATGAATGCTCCTGACTTGAACACTGATAAAGGTCAAAAGTATTTGGACTATATTAATTACCGTAAAAGGGTTGTTAAAGACTTATCCAACAATATTAAAGTTTGGTATGACATGGTTGAAGAAAACCCATCTTATCAAGCAAATACTAACTTTTCTAAGGTTTCTCTTGAAGCTCAAAAAGAAATTGATTTAAAAGGGTTAGATGATGTGGAAAGTCCTGCTTTAAAACCAAAAGTTTTAAAGCTCAAAAATCCTGATTGTCCAAACGTTAAATTAAACAATATCGATTGCAGTTATTGCCACCGACCAACGTTTCAAAATGGTTCACGCATTTCTGATGAAAAATATATTGAGTGGGCAACCCGCAACAAAAAGAAAGTATCACCCTGCTGCCCACTTAGTTACAAAGAGTCGCGACCAAGTGATAATTCGCCGGTTCTCGAAGCCGCTTCCCGCTTCGAACCTGTCAATGTTGAGAAGGTTGGACGGTCTTTATTCAAAATGTATAACCCACGCTCTGTCGCAGCTGACAAATTTTGGGGTACAGCAATTCTTATCGAACATGACAAAAATGTTTTTTACCTTGTAACTGACCACCAATTTAAACGTGACGTCACCATTCATAATGGAAAACAATCATTTGTACTTGACCAAGCTATAAATCTTAGACGCTATGGTAATGGTAACGCCGCATTTGTGTTAATCCCTTTTGACGAAATTGGATTTCAAGGTGTAAAGAAAACTGATGCCCTAAAAATTGGGTTTGGAGCCTTTTCGAAAGGAACCTTGTGTGGCTATGATCCTCATAATAATCACGATTTGTTGATCGGAGAATCAGACCTTCAATTGCAAGGTGAATTTTACTACCATTCCGTTTCGACTCATGATGGTTCTTGTGGTTCCGCACTCATCTGTGACAATCAGTTAATTGGCGTTCATGTTCTTTCTCATGGCAAATCACCAGTAGGTAACAATAACGCTTGTTTCGTTCTCGATTCTTTAAAAGAGTTGAGGCAAACGAGATAAGCACCCTCGATTTGCCTTACCATATTAAGGTGCCCCTGCAGCCTCGGTACTACTACCAATTCAAAAAACATAATGTAGTAGGTCTATTACCAAAAGCAGGAAACATGGCGAAACATATGTATTCGCGAAACCTTTCACCACTATTTTGTAAATACAAGCATAAAAATTCTATTAACCTTTTAAAAACATTAGCTGGTGATAAATTTGCCACTGTTAAAGCCACACAAGAGAATGTTGACAAAACAATATTATCATGGGACAAATATGGTCCAAACGATGCAACATTTGAAAAAGACCTCAAGACTGAACTTGAAATAGCAAAAGAATTTTTTAAATTTGAATATGGTTCACTCTTTGAAGATCTTGTGGCTGACACTGATGAAATCATTAATTCCTTCGACATGAATAAATCCCCTGGCTTTCCTGGTACCCAACAAGGTATTAGGTCGAAGAAGGAATATTTTGATAAAGACATATCTAAACAGATGGAAGCTTTAAGACACATACTTCCAGTCATCTATAATGGAGTTCCAAAAGTTGAAGTTAAAGATATGGTTGACATTTTAGAGCGTAAAATTAGGCTCTT